TTGAGATTACCGCGTCCGGAGCAGGCATCAGTGCTGCTCAGTCGTTAGAAGATGAGGCCGATGATGAGTAAGCCTGTTGCAGTACTAATCTCAGATGTACATTATAATGTACACACCCTGAAGCTAGCAGATGCAGCGATGCGACAAGCTATTGCTAGGGCCAATGAGCTGAGCATCCCATTGATTGTAGCGGGTGATTTACATGACACTAAAGCCAACCTCCGGGGTGAGTGCGTCAATGCAATGTTAGAGACTTTTAGTCTTTGCAACAACATGCCTTTTGTTATGCGCGGTAATCACGACTCCCTAAACGAGAAATCGGAGGAACACTCTTTAAATTTTTTAAAGCACCAAGCCTATTTAGTCGACCGATATACATATGATTCCGATACAAATCTTCACCTGTTTGCATATTTTAATAACACAGAAGAACTACTTCGGTATAGATCTAACTTACCAGATGGCGAGACCTGTATTATGCATCAAGGCCTTCAGTCTTCTAACTCAGGCGACTACTTTCAAGATCACTCAGCACTAGCGCCTAAAGATGTCGCAGGCCTTCGCATCATAAGCGGGCATTACCACACTCGTCAAACAATCGCTCTTCCAAATGGCGGCCAATGGGACTTTGTAGGCAACCCCTACACACTGACCTGGGGCGAAGCAAAAGACCCAGTAAAAGGCTACCAGATACTCTACGACGATGGTAGCCTCGAATTCGTAGCTACTGGATTGCGCCGACATGCCATCGAAGAAATACCTTTCGACAATCTCAAAAACTATAAACTAAATAGTTTTCCCACGGATCTCCTGTGGGTGAAAATCAGCGGCACCCAGGAGCAGCTAAGCACTCTATCCAGACAAAAGGTAGCAGATGCTCTAAGCCTGCCGCCTACAGGCTGGAAACTTGACTTTCTGCCGGCAGATACAACACCTACCCAAATTGGTATTATAACGCCTGTTGTAACCCAAAACGTATTACTTGACAATATCATTGATTCCATGCAAAATACCTCTACAAAGCAAAAAATTCGAGTAAAGGAACTATGGAAATCCAAACTGTACAACTCCACAATTTCGGCAGTTACCAAGAGCTGAAGTTTGCTTTCGCTAAAAAAGGCTTGGCTCTAATTCACGGACCTACTGGCTCTGGTAAGAGCACCTTCTGTGATGCCGTCCCTTGGATTCTCTTCGGTAAGACCGCCAAAAACGGTTCTGTCGACGAAATAGTCAGTTGGAATGCCGAAGGGCCGACAACAGGAACAGCGACTGTTAAATGCAAGCACAAGACTCTCTGTATTACGCGCGTAAGAACACCCAAAGGAAATGACTTATACTACTCTGTATTACCTCATCCAGAGGCAGTACGAGGCAAAGACTTGGCAGACACACAGCGGCTTATTAATCAGCACCTCGGTATAGATTCCGAACTATACTTGTCTGCTGCCTATTTTCATGAATTCTCGCAAACAGCGTCTTTCTTCACGACGAATGCCAAAAACCGTAGATTGCTTTGTGAGCAACTTGTAGATTTGTCTCTACCTAAGAGATTACGTATACTTATAGATGAAGACAAAAAAGTAATTACTCAAGAATTGAATGTGATTTGTAACGAACTTGACATTAATTCAAAATTATGTCAACAATTACGCAGACAACAAAAGAGTATCAACGAGCAGTGGCATCAATGGGAAGAAGACAAAAAAGAGAAGATTGCAGACTTGGAGTATGCAAGAGACCACTTTGAAGAGCAGCAAACAGAAGTCTATAACAAACTAGCGGTGTCTGAGGCTAATTATGCAGTCAACATAGCAAAAAAGATTGAAAAACTAGAGTATCGATTAAAGCACTCAACCGTCTGTTCTGAGTGCAATTCTAAAGTACCGCTCACTGAGCTGCAAGTGAAAGGCATCCAAGATGAGATAGTAGCTTACCGACAATCACCAAACTTGTATACAGAGCAAATCAAGCGCGAGCGACAACGACAGAGTACTGACAACCAGCAACTACATGCTCTTATTAAAGAAAAGAACCCACACACACTAAACAACACTGCAGAGATAGCCAAATTGACAAAGATAATGGACTTAAACGAGATCGCTAAAGATGAAAACCAGCTCCGACTTGCCGATTTAGAGTTGTTGTCTGATGCAATAGATTGTTTGAGAGCCGTCTCAGTCAAAAACACAATAAATGAACTACAAAACCGCATAAACGGACTCTTGTCTAAGTATTTCGATGCAGAAATCCAAGTGACTTTCGAAGTCGAAGCGGCGGACAAAGTAGATGTAGTCATTCAAAAAGACGGCAACCATTGCTCTTACGCACAACTCAGTAAAGGCCAACGAAAGCTCCTAAACTTATGTTTCGGACTATCGGTCATGAAGACAGTGTCTGAACATCACGGATTAAGCCTCTCATCTGTATTTATCGATGAGGCCCTTGACGGTTTTAGCGAACAGCTGAAGATAAAATCCTACCGATTGTTGCAGTCTTTGGAAACAGACTACGATAATATTTTTGTCGTAGAACATTCTCAAGAGCTAAAGGCTTTATTTACGACCCAATATAGAGTAGAATTAGCAGACAAAGGCAGTGCGTTATATGAAGAAGCGTAAATCAAAGCCTTCTGGCTTGCGCAAATACTGGCCTCATTTGACAGGCAAGCAAGCTGAAGCAGAGAGACAAAAGCTATCCGATGCACAGAACGCTTGCTGTGCTTTATGCCAGAGACCAGAATCCACGTTTGTTAATCGTCTTGCAGTGGACCATAACCATAGGACCGGGAAAGTAAGAGGCCTTCTTTGTTATCGGTGTAATAAGTTTCAAGTCGGCAGACATAGTCTAGTCAGTGCCCGGGCAGTCTATGAATATCTCCTGAAGTATGATCCAAAAGGAGGGTGAGTGGGGAAAACAAAGAAACAACCCAAGTATCGAGAAGAGAAAGAAGTAAAAGAGTATTTAAAAAGCCTTAAAGAGGCTGCGCCCATTACTTATAAGCTATTAAAAAAGGCCCTTAAGGAGAAGAAATGAATAAATCTAAGAGTATACTCGTATTAAGCGATATGCACCATCCATATGCGCATCCAGATATTATACCGTTTCTCAAAGCAGTAAAGGCTAAATACAAGCCCGATACAATTATTTGCATAGGCGATGAAGTTGATTTTCATGACGCGAGTTTTCACGATTCTGATCCCGATCTCGACAGCGCAGGCGCTGAGCTTCAAAAAGCAATTAAAAGCCTGACTCCTATTTACAAACTATTCCCTAAAGTCACTGTGATCGAGTCTAACCATGGTTCTATGGTGTTAAGAAAAGCCTTAGTCGGAAAAATACCTCGAAAGGCTATCAAAAGCTATAATGACATATTAGATGCGCCCAAAGGCTGGAAGTGGGTGTTTGATACTATCGTACAAACGCCATTAGGACCTGTATATTTTTGTCATGGCAAAACAAGCACCCCAGGTAAACTAGCTTCTCAATACGGTATGTCAGCTTGCCAAGGCCATTTTCACGAAAAAGCCCAAATAAATTACATATCTACGCCAGAAAAACTTATGTTTGATGCTCATACAGGGTGTCTTGCAAACGATAACAGTCTTGCATTAGGATACAACAAAATCAATCCGAAACGTCCTATTGTATCATTATTGGTTATTCTTCATGGGATACCACATATAATCCCTATGGTACTTTCTAAAAATAGTCGTTGGATAGGTCGCCTTTAGACTCTTTGTCTAAATTGTGCTATATTTTAGAAATGAGCATATCAGCACTATTCCTAGCTGCGTCTATTCAGTTCAGTCTCCCTCAAGGACTTCTCGATTCTATTTGTTGGGTAGAGACAAAACACGATGTGTCTGCCATTCACTACCAAGATGGCAGTTCAAATTCTATAGGTATCTGCCAAATTAAATGGAATACAGCTAAAGACTTAGGCTTTAAAGGTACAGAACAGCAACTTTTGAATCCGAAGACAAACATTTTTTATGCGGCTAAATACCTTCAATACCAATTTCTTAGATACAACGGCGACATCGAAAAAACTATCGTGGCTTACAATCAAGGCTCTGTAAAGTTATTGACACAAACCGCTTATTCGCGTAGAGTAATACAACACTGGAGGGAAGAAACACATGAACGATACATCATCGTCGACAGGCGCCACCAAGAATGACCAAGAAAAAGTAGACTTGAGTCTAATACCTCAAGTATTTCTTACAGCAGTAGCCAAGGCTTTCATGGTCGGCGAAAAGAAGTACGGTAGATATAATTACACTAAAGGGCACACATCTAGTCAATTGATTGCTGCAGCTTTGCGACACTTGACCGCCTATAATGATGGTGAAGAACTTGATCCTAAAGACGGACAGCCGCATCTAGGTTCCGTAGGTGCATGCATAGCTATGCTTCTCAGGCAACAAGAACTAGGTACGTTGACAGACAATCGGTTTAGTAAGACAAAAGAAATCAATAATATATCAGGTATTCCTAATATCTCACCTCAATCTATTATGCTCTCACCTCAATCTATTATGCAATGTAATTGTGCTAAAGGTACCCGAAATGGAATAACTGTCAACGGTAAATACATATGTAGAGATTGTGGCGGCAGTATATGAAAGTCATCAAAAACGAAAAAACTGTTTTCTTTGATATAGATAATACTCTTGTCTTTTCTTCTCTTGATCCTCTTATAGCTAACTTAAACCCAGTCACCTGCGTAGAAGTGTTTGACCCAATAAACGAGAGATTTATGAATATGGTTGTCCACGAACCCATGGTAAGACTCTTACGCGAAGAGCACCATCGTGGTTCTTATGTAGTCGTCTGGAGCAGAGGTGGGTATGCATGGGCTGGCTCTGTAATAAGTGCGTTAGGTCTAGAAAAATGCGTCCATGAGATTATGACAAAGCCGATGGTATACTTTGATGACAGACCTATCGAAGAGTGGCTTCCTTATAGAGTCTACTTGCCGCCAGATATGCCTTATAAAAAATAGGAGTTTTATGGAAAAGCAAAACAAGGAACTCTGGAACTACGTCAATGCGGCTGCTGATTTGGCGGAGCTACTTAAAAAAGCTATTAAGAAAGACAAAAAAATTACAAATGAAATCGTTGTGGCATTAAATGCTTTCATTATCGCAGCCAATGAGGTAGAATACGTAACATCGGCTTTATATAAAATAAACGTCAAAACAACACAGTAACAAAGGAGACAACATGGCTTTTAAAGAAGTAAGTACGCTTGATGCAGACGTCACAGTCGCGCTAGGCAAACGAGACAAAAAGACAGGAAAGGCATATCCTACTTCAGCAGAAGGATACTACCTAGGCTCTCGTCCAGTCACAAACAAGAAAGGACAAAGCAACCTACATTTCTTGCAGACAAGCAAAGGAAACCTCGGTATCTGGGGTACGACTGACTTAGATCGCAAACTCAGTCAGACAGACCCAGGTGTGATGGTGCGCATCACTTCGACTGGTACTAAACCGACACCCAATGGTGACATGTATACTTATAAGGTAGAGGCCGACAAAGACAACACAATCGTAGTGAATATGGCTAGCTCTTCTTCGACAGAAGGCAGCTATGGTGAGGATGCAGACGATGATCTCGGGTCAGCCTATGAAGACGATGACTATGAGGCGCCTGTTGCAGCGTCGACAGCACGAAGCAACAAAAGATCGGTAGAAGAACTACTAGCAGGCAAAAAAGCTAAGAACTAAACCACAAACCTAATCTAGGGCAATAATTACCTAGATTAGGTTTTTCTATGAAAGGAGCCTATGACTTTATTGCGCATAATAGCTCCTGACTGGTTAATGAAGAAAGAGCCTGGCACGCCTCGCGTATTAGAAGGCCTTTTCTCAGAAGAACAAATAGCCGAACACAACCGACGAGGCTACAATGTTTACTACTTACCAAATCACCCTAAATCTTACAAAAAAGGCAGTACAGTCGATGGCTCAATGATAGACATGTTTAATTATGTGTTTGTAGACTGCGACACTAAAGAGGGAATCCACACAAAAGACTCATTTCTAGAAACCCTCGCATACAAAAATATCCCTCCTACTAAGATAATAGATTCTGGGAATGGCATTCATGCCTACTGGCAGGTGTCAGACTTAGATGCCCTAAGCTACCTTCGTTTCCAGCGCCGCCTCGTGCGCCTATTCAATACAGACGAAGCCGTGGGTCAGCTTTTCCAATTGATGCGCTTACCTGGTACAGTCAATACCAAAGTACAAGACGCACAAAAACCATGTGAAATACTAGCTGAATCCGATACTCAATATACAGCAGAAGAGTTAGATAAGTTACTCCCGCCTATCACACGAGAAGACGAAATCTATTGCAAGCAGCATTATGATAGAACCTATAATATACAACAAAATCAAACACTTATAGACGACACTTTGCCGCCTAAATTCGGTGCCTTTATCCAGAACAACCGAGAGGCGAAAGAATTGTATGCAGGAACTTCAGACGACCGCAGCAAGAGCGACTACCGCTTAGGACATCTGATGTTTGCCAATAGTTTCTCTAAGACAGAAGCTTTGAGCGTGCTAGTAAATACAGCTAAGGCCTTACAGCGCGCTCCTGTCCATAGAGCAAGCTATGCCGAGAACATAGTCAACAAGATATGGACCTTTGAGTTGACAGAAGATAAGAAAACCTTGTCTCTTTCCAACAGTGTCCGGGAGATACTCCAAAAGTCAGGGAATACACTCAAGGGCACGCCTTTTCGATGCCACAAACGAATAGATAACACAGAGCATGGATTTCGTCTAGGGCAAGTTATCGGCCTAGTAGCGGGCTCGGGCGTAGGAAAGACAGCAACAGCTTTGAATATGTTTCGATGGTTTGCTCAGGAAAATCCTGACTATCATAGTTTTTTTATCCCCCTTGAACAGCCTGCCAACGAGATAGCAGACCGATGGAAGACCATGTGTGGCGACGACACCAGTATGCATGACAAGGTGCACGTTATGAGCAACTATGATGATGACGGCAACTTTAGGCATCTATCTTTCGACGAAATTAAGGACTATATTCAGCAATTTCAAAAAGAGCGAAACATTAAAGTCGGATGCGTGGTAATCGACCATATCGGAGCTCTTAAGAAAAAAGGCAGCTCAGGCGAAAATCAGGATATTATGGATATATGTCATGCCATGAAAGCCTTTGCTGTACAGACTAACACTGTACTTGTAATGCAATCGCAAAGCTCAAGAGAAAAAGCCGGTATTGGTGACCTGGAGTTGAACAAAGACGCGGCTTATGGCACTGTCTTCTTTGAATCTTACTGCGACTTCTTGATAACTATGTGGCAGCCGCTAAAACGCTGTCACAACGAGCAATCTTGTCCTACAGTCACAGCTTTCAAATTTTGTAAAATACGCCATAAGAAAGCCAGAAAAGATGTCATCCAAGAAGATGTGCCTTATTGGCTGTATTTCGACAGCGAGACAGAGCTGTTGAGAGATATGACCCAAGACGAAATCACTTCTTTCAAGTACTTTAATAGCAAAGCAATCAACAAAAGAAAGGCAGACAGAAAGACTGAGATTATTGCTTATGAATCTGTACCATACAAGGAAGGAGTAGCACAGAATGAAGCCTCAGCTGATAGTCCTCGACACAGTACAAGACATTGAGAAGCTACAACAATACTTGTCAGATAAAGAATATGTCTCTTATGACTGTGAGACCACGGGCCTTACCAACAGCGATGAGATTATTGGCTTTTCTGTATGCGCAGAAGAAGATAAGGCATATTATGTAGTGTTGTCCAAATGGAATAAAGATACGCAAGCTTTAGAGTATCTGCCCGGCAATAAAGAAGCAGCACAGTCTGTTATACAAATGTTAGTACAGAAGTCTTTAATCATGCACAATGCCATATTTGACTGTAGAATGGCCGAATCCTTCTTCAAAATACGACTCATCGATAGCCTTCATACAGATACTATGATTTTGGCTCACTTATTAGACGAAAACCGCCGCAAAGGCCTAAAGGAACTTGCAAAATCTATATTCGGAGAGCATTCAGCCGACGAACAAATTGAGATGAAAACCAGTGTATTGGCTAACGGAGGGCAACTTACTAAAAGTAACTACGAGCTCTACAAGGCAGACTCAGCATTGTTAGGCAAGTATGGTGCTCAAGATGCTTTACTAACACTAAGACTTTTTTATCATTTAATACCAAGTTTATTTGCTCAAAAACTTGACGTGTTCTTTTATAAAGATGAGTCAATGCCACTACTTAGAGGACCCACTTATGAACTTAATACGACTGGCTTGCAAGTAGACACCAAGAAACTTACTGCATTGAAAAAGACGCTAGAAGCAGAATGTGCAGAGGCCGAAGCTTTTATACAACAAGAAATCGCTCCTCACATCAAAGATAAATACCCAGGCAACACAGTAAAGAACACCTTCAACATAGGCGCCTCTACACAACTATCCTGGCTTTTATATGGAAAGCTGGGCCTGGAATTCAATACTCTTACTAAAGGCGGCAAAAACATCTGTAAGGCCTTAAATATGAGGCTGCCGTATACTGCGCCTGCTAAGAGAGAGTTTATCGCCGCGTGCGAACGAGAAAAAGGCAATGTCCTCGTGCCTGCCTACATAGGTAACGGCAAGAAAGCCTCAGTGAAGAAGTATAAAGAGCCGTGGGGATATATAGCTTGCGACAAAGCTGCCTTAAAGAAAATAGCCCATAAATACAAATGGATAGAGCGTCTGCTTGAATACCAACGCAAAATGAAACTCTTGTCGACATATGTCAAAGGCATAGAGGAGCGAGTAGAGTACGGTGTTATACGACCTAGCTTCCTCCAGGCGGGTACTTCATCAGGCCGATACTCCAGTAAGGCGCCTAATTTTCAAAACCTTCCTAGAGACGACCAGCGTATTAAGGACTGTATAATAGCTCGCCCAGGCAAGGTGTTTGTGATAGCTGACTATAGTCAACTTGAACCCCGAGTGTTTGCTTATTATAGCAAAGACTCTCGACTCATGGCTGCTTTCGATGGCACAAGTGATTTCTACTCGGTTGTAGGCATCGAAGTCTACGACAAACACGATGCAAAGCCCCAGAAAGATGGCTCTCCAGATGCCTTCGGTGTTAAATATAAGAAATTACGAGACTTATCTAAAGTCATAGCCCTGGCGAGTGCTTATGGCGCCACCCCTTATCAATTGGCACCCACGACAGGTAAGAGTATAGACGATACTGCAGAAGATATGGCTAAATATTTCGAGCAATTTCCAGGTGTTAAGACTATGATGCTAGAAGCGCATGATCAAGCCAAGAAGCAAGGCTTTGTGACTAATTTATTTGGACGTCCTAGGCGTATCCCAGAAGCTAAAAAGATTACTAAATTATACGGCAACATCTCGCATGCTGAGCTTCCGTATGAGGCCAGAAAGCTATTAAACTTATCTTGCAATCATAGAATCCAGTCCACAGGGGCATCTTTAATCAACCGAGCGGCTATTAGATTCCATCAAAACTTGATAAAAGCAGGGATAGAATGCAAAATAGTGATGCAAGTCCACGACGAATTGATTGTAGAATGCCAAGAAGCAGACGCCGATGACGTGAGTTTATTGCTTCAAGATGCTATGGAAAATACGAATCGTCTTGAAGGTATTGCATTAGAGGCTATTCCTAGGATTAGCAGGAGTCTTTCAAAATGATTAAAAGAAAACAAATCAAGGGGCAGCTTTATGGGCAGCTTTATTGGCAGCTTTGGGAGCAGCTTAGGGAGCAGCTTAGTGAGCAGCTTTGGGGGCAGCTTAGTGGGCAGCTTTATGGGCAGCTTTATGGGCAGCTTGGTGGGCAGCTTGATAGGCAGCTTTGGGGGCAGCTTGGTGGGCAGCTTAGTGGGCAGCTTTATGGGCAGCTTAGTGAGCAGCTTTGGGAGCAGCTTAGTCAAAATATTATAAAAATAGTTGACTATTCATAAAATACATATATAATGTCTATATAAGGAGTCCTGCGCATGAAACTAGTTTTTCTTCGAATCTTAAGTTACTTTCCTCGCCAACTACCTGTCGGCATGACTGCATTCAATACCTGGTCGTCCCGAATTATAACTCTTTGTGGACCTTTGGCGGACGAGACGTCTATGCGTTTTGCTCTTGCTTCACAGATTATGCATCTTCCGCCGCAATCAAGTAAGAGAGCAGACCAATACTTCATCAGGAGTATGCTCAAATCTGCCGCCAATCAAGTGGCTTCGCAGGTTTTCCAAGACATTAAAACCAAACAGCAAGAACAGCAACAAGCACAAATTGTAGCTGCAGCGACAGAGGTTACGACTCCAGATGTCAGCTCCAAGACAACCTAGTTTTAAAAAACTTCAAAAAACCTGGTATAAAAAACTTAAGAAAAGCGGCTTTGAAGACATTGAATATTCTGATGGCAGCTCAAAATCCTGTAAGCCTCGCACCCCCAGAGGCTTAGATCCTTCTCTTAGGCAATCAATCATAGACTACTATAACATGTGCGATGCCTTTCTCAATGACCATACATTCGAAACAGAATTAGACAAAGTTATGTGGGAATATCACAGTAATGGCATCAGCAATATGGACATTGTCTTGATTCTCAAACAAACCAAAGTCAAAAAGACTAATAGAGACTGGGTGCAAAAACGACTTAAAGACTTAAAAGAACAGATGAAAAAGAGATATCTCTCACCATGACCAATTTCGCCGGGCTTTACAACATAAGAGACTACACGCCTAAAGACAAGAATTTTGTTATAGCTACATTCCTTAGAGGCTTGTATTACGGTGACTCTTGGTTTAGCCAGATACCAAAAGCCATATTCATGGCTAACTATAAGCTAGTTATAGAAGCTTTGATAGCCAAGACTACAATCAAAGTGGCTTGTCTGAAAGAAGATCCAGATGTAATCCTGGGTTATAGCATTTTAAGCAATGACTTCCAAACAATACACTGGGTGTATGTAAAAAGTTCTAAGCTAGCAGACGGTACGACTTGGCGCCAAAAAGGCATAGGCAGAGCCCTAATACCGCAATATCCTACTTCTGTCAGCCACCTCACTAAACTAGGTAAAGACTTGCTTCCAAAACTAAAAAACACAGTATTTAACCCCTTCATTTAACCAAAGGAGACTATATGTCAAACAAATCAGCTAAAAAACCCAAACAACTTTCGGTACCTCGGGCGCTTCCTGAGATTCAGAAAGACTACGCACAAGTCTGCAACAATGCAGGACAGATTCAATACCAAATTAAGGTGTATGAACAAGAGCTTATTCAGACTAATCAAAGACTCTTATCATTGAACCAAGAAGCAGCTGCTCGTAATCAGCTAGATGCCGCTGCCAAACCTGCCCCTGCACCAGAGGTAACAAATGGTTAACATCAAATATGCAGTCCTCCATGGTAGTATCTTTGTCCCAAACCTAGTGGGTAACTTAGGTCCGACACTTACTTTAGAGCCGAACCGAATCTCAAGCATGGTGTTATTAGGAGATGGCTTTTTGCGACTCCAAGTAAAAGACACCGAGATTATGTTGCCACTCACGAGTGTTTTACATATGGTGCCCGCTTCAAAACCGACACTAGTTCCAGCGCAGAGTTCTAATGGCTCAAGTACCGAAGCCTAATCAACAGACAGACCTTTCATCAACAAAACCTGCAGATGTGTCTCCAAAAGACATATCTGTAGACCGCTTGATTGACGACGGGCTCATGACAATCTATAGAGAAATCAAGAACTTACTTTATCTCAGCTCTAAAGGTAAACTCGATGCAGCCAATGCTAGAGACCTCAGAGACACTGTAAAGCTCCTGTTTGACCTACAGGCAAGAGAAAAAGACAGCCTCAGGAATCTTACAGACGAACAGCTAAAAGAACAAGCAAAAGTGGTCGTGGATGAAACCTAGCAAAACTGCCATCTTAACCGAGGTGATAGAGCGGAATACGACCGCTGCTGTCCGCAATAAGGTTGTCTTAAAAGGAGATTTTGCTTCCCAAGATGCCTTCATAAATGACCCTTCTCGTTTCCTTGTCGCACAATGCTCTCGTCGCGCAGGTAAGAGCAACGGCCTTGCATTAAGATTCTTTAAGACACTAGAAAAGTATCCTAAGTCTCAATGCCTATATCTAGCTTTGACTCAAGAGTCAGCGCGCGGTATCATGTGGCCGATTTTACAAGAGATTAACGACAGATACGCCTTAGGATGTACATTTACTGAATCTAGGCTAGAAATGAAGCACCCCAATGGCGCGAAGCTTAAACTTATGGGTGCAGACCTCAAGGACTACATCAAACGCCTCAAAGGACGTAAATTCCCCGGCATAGCTATCGACGAAGCACAAGATATGGGTGCTCACTTACAAAGTCTTATAGACGACGTGCTTACTCCTTCTGTATTCGATTATACCGATGGATGGATAGCTTTAACCGGCACGCCTGGCCCTGTACCACAAGGATACTACTTCGACATCACGCAAAACGGCAAATACGGGTATAGCCTCCATAAATGGACAATGTTAGACAATCCGTACATGCCAGATCCTCAGTCAGTCCTAGCTAAAGTCAAGGCTGACCATGAGTGGCAAGATGACAATCCTACTCTTCAACGAGAGTATCTCAATCGATGGGTGTTAGATGTAAACTCTTTGTGGGTGAGATACAACGAAAAAGCTAATCATTATCAAGAGTTACCTAAAGAGCATAAATGGAGTTATGTAATGGGCATAGACATCGGCTTCAACGATGCTGATGCCATAGCTGTCCTGGCTTGGTCTGATACAACTCCTGTCACTTACTTGGTAGAAGAAAAGATAACTACTAAGCAGGGTATAACAGAATTAGGCGAACAAATCCAGGCACTTGACAAGAAATATAGCGTTTCTAGGATGGTGATAGATGAAGGAGGCCTCGGTAAGAAAGCAGCCGAGGAGCTTCGTAGGCGCCTCAACCTCCCTCTAGAAGCAGCAGACAAGGCTAGAAAGCAAGAGAACGTAGAGCTGCTAAACGACGAATTGCGTACAGGTAAGTTTAAGGCCAAGTCTGCCTCAAGGTTTGCACAAGACTCCTATCTCGTACAGATAGATTGGGAGAGAAGTACGCCTGACAAAGTGGTGATTAAGAAAAAGCCCCACTCTGACATCATAGACGCTGTCCTATACGCCTATAAGGCATCTTATGCATACACACACACCCCTGAGAAAGAAAAGCCCAAACCTGGTACGAAGGAGTGGGCAGATCAACAGAGCAATGATATGTGGGAACGAGAACTCGAAGGCTATTCTAAAGAGATGGAATACTCAAATTGGCTTAAAAATGGCGGATATGGGTGATATTTGACTGTTATATTGACTAATAGAGAGCTCGGAGGCCCACTTTGTTGCCATTCTTGAAACCCAAAGACAAGTCAGTAGCTGGCCTAATAATCAAGCAGCGTACCCCAGATGAGAAGCCTGAATCTGAACAAGACGACTCTAGCGCCTCTATAGACGCTTGCGCAGAAGAATTGATCCGAGCAGTTCATGCCCGAGACACCAAGGCTGTAGCCAACGCTATGAAAGACGCCTTCACCATACTAGAATCCGAACCCCACAAAGAAGGCGAGCACGTCGAAAAACACACTTATGCAGCTCAAAATGAAAAAGCTGCTCAGGAGCCCTAAGTGCCTTTAATGCAAAAAAAGTCAAAAGCTGCCTTTGAACACAACTTTAAAGCCGAAATGAATGCAGGAAAGCCGAAGGCTCAATCCTTGGCTATTGCTTATAGTGTCAAGCGCAAGCCCAAGAAGAAAGCCTCTGGCGGTACAGTCGAGTCTGGCTCTCCAGACATGAACTATACAGACGGCGGTATGGTAAATGCCAAGTCTGAAAAGCGTCCTATGCCAAACGAGCGGAATCAAGACTCCAAGATGGTGAGCCAGAATACTGGCAATAAACCTCCTAGGAATGACGACTGGACACAAAATCCAATGATTCCTAAGCCTAAGACACAGCCTATCAAATACCCCAAGATGGTGCCGTCGAGTGCCTTTAGCACTCGCCTTCGCGATGAAGAAGACGACCTTCAGTCATCTGCCAGCACTAACAACGGACCTCAGCATCAACCTCCAGAGCATGACAATGAAGAAGGACCTGACCGCCAAGGCCCTAAAGTACCAGATATGCAAGACGAACATAGCAATCACCGCAAACCTTATGCCAAAGGCGGTATGGTTGATATGGAGCCTGAAGACCTAGGTATCGAGCTCTCAGAACGTGACGATGAAGCTCATCTCGAGTCTAGCGCTTCTCCTTCAGAAGACGAAGGCACTGAGTTTGCTGACAGTCATGATGAAATGGAACAAGATAGACAAGGTCCTCAAGTCTCAGACATGGAAGACGAACACAGCACAGGCCGAAAGCCTTATGCCAGAGGTGGTGAAGTTAGCCCCAATGATGAAATCGAAGAAGAGAAGCACAACTCTATAGCAGCAGCCATAATGTCTAGACGAGACCGCATGCATGCAGCTATCGACTCAGGTGCATTAGACATGGACGAAGCCGTTCGCATGGCTGATGGCGGTATGGTAGACATTGACTCTAATAACGAAGAGCAGCCTAATGGCTATTATAATCGAAACGAAGACGCCGCACTCAAAGAGAACTACGACAGTGATATGGATGGCTTGCGCCAACCTACAGATTCTAATGAGATTGGCGATTCTAGAGAAGATGACGAAGAAAATCGACACGACATGATTAGCCAAATCCGCTCTAAAATGAACATGAAGAGACAATTCCGCTAATGAAAATCGAAAATCTTAAACAGTTACAAAAGGTTATGCAACTATGCCGTAAGCAGGGCGTAGAAACCATCGAGATAGATGGTGTCAAGTTCCAATTCGGCCCGCAAATGGAGATTCCACAGCGTAAAACTAAAGCCATAGCCAACGAAGCCTTTCAGCCTATTACACCTGGTGGGATTACAGATGAAACCAAGATTCCTACTATGGACGGGATTACAGAAGAAGCTCTTTTAATGTGGTCAGTACAGAACATGGGTGATGGACAATAATGAAAGTCACTGGCGTTCCAGCCCCTAAATCAAAAGTTACCTTCAAGACTCAGCCGACTACTGAGTCTATGGTGTTGCATCAATGGTGGCTGGACTCTAATCCAGACAAAGCTGCCTCCTATATGCTTACGACTGCAGCCTACCTAAAAGAATCTCAACAATACAGGTATCGACAGGCAGCCGTCTATGCTCGCTTATATGGCAACCAAAGCCTCTATTCCTTTGCAGGTTCAAACATTTCTAAGATGGACCAGACCTATGGCCTCCCCCAAGAGCGTCCTACCTTCAACCTAATACAAAGCGTAACAGACACATTAGTCTCCCGCATCACCCAGTCCAGACCCCAACCAGTATTCCTGACCGACAACGGGGACTACAAACAACGTACCTTAGCTAAGAAGCTCAATAACTTTATCTTAGGTGAGTTCTACCACACCAAAGCCTATGAACTAGCTGCCATTGTCATGAGAGACGCCCTAGTCGAAGGCACAGGTGTCCTACATACGTTTGAGACACCAGACAACAGAGTAGGCTTAGAGCGCGTTCTATTGACAGAACTCTTAGTCGATCCCAACGAGTCCATGTATGGTGAACCAAGACAACTGTACCGTATCAAACTAGTCGACAGAACCGTCTTGATGGCCAATTTTCCTAAATTCAAGCAAAAACTAGAGATTGCAGCCAAAGCCTACCCAGACAACTCAGCTGACAGCTCAAAGACTGTCTCTGACCTCATCATGGTAGTCGAAGGCTGGCACCTGCGCTCAGGCAAGAACGCTAGTGATGGCAGACATACTCTCGCTTGCTCTTCTGGCTACCTGATAGATGAAGAGTACACTAAGGACCGCTTCCCATTCACTTTCCTCCATTACGCTCCTCGCCTATTAGGCTTCTGGAGCCAAGGTGTGGCAGAGCAGTTAATGGGCACTCAAATGGAATTAAACAGTATCCTGTACACGATTTCGCGTGCAATTAAGCTTGTAGGCGTTCCGCGTATATTTATGGAGGAAAGCTCCAAAGTAAACTCTGCTGCCTTCAACAATGAGATAGGGACTATCATAAAGTATCGTGGTGCTGTAAAGCCAGAATATGAAGTCACTCAATCAAACGCTTCAGACCTTTATGCAGAAAGAGACAAGCTAATCCAATATGGATACCAGCAATCAGGGGTGTCTGCCCTTCAAGCCTCGTCACAAAAGCCTCAGGGTCTCGATTCTGGGGAAGCAATACGAACTTATGATGATATTTCGACAGATCGTTTTGCTAGTCTATCTCGTCGCTATGACAATATGTTTATTGATTTAGCCTATCAAATCATAGACTTAGCCAAGGACATTACTGAAGAGCAAGGCAGCTACTCTACAGTCTATCCTAATAAGAACAGCACCAAAGAAATCGACCTCAAGAAATCAGACCTCGTAGCTGACACCTTTGTCATCCAGTGCTTCACCCAAAGTTCGCTCCCTAAAGACCCAGCCGGACGCCTAGCCAAGGTGACTGAAATGGTCACCAGTGGCATGGTGACTCTTCAAGAAGGCAGGCGCCTACTCGATTATCCTGACCTTGAGCAAATTGAAAAACTTGCTAACGCGGGAGAAGAAAGAATTTTTCAAATTCTTGACGACATTATCGAAACAGGTAAGTACACTCCGCCTGATCCTTTTATGGACTTACAACTTGCTACGACTTTAACAACTCAATACATCAACTTATATAGTCAAGCCAAACTAGAAGAGTCTAAAGCTCAGAAGCTTCGTGATTTCTTTACTCAAATTCAGGCAATTAAACAAGCAGCTCAGCCGCCTCCACAACCCATGCAGCCAGAGCCTCAACAAGCAGGTGTTCCTCAACCTTCTGTAGCTCCTCCTCCACAACAACTTGGGATTAACTCGCAGCGATGATTGTCTACAAAATAGTTAATAAAATCAATGGCAAAAGCTATGTGGGGCAGACAGTTCGCTCTTTGCGAATTCGATTCCTCCAACATTGTAAATCGCACTCTCATTGCACGGCTTTAAATAAAGCTATTCAAAAATATGGAGCAGAAAACTTCGCCTCAGAAATACTGTTTGAATCTGAATGCAAACAGCAGATAACTAAAAAAGAGATTTATTTCATTAAAGAACTTAGCACAATGGCCCCGCTAGGCTACAATCTAACCGAAGGCGGAGAAAGCGCATCACATACGCCTGAGAGCCGTAAAAAACTATCCGAAGCAAAAAAAGGCGCAAAGAATCCTCAATTTGGTAAAAAACGTAGCTTCGAAGCTAGAGCTAAAACATCAACTGCTCTTAAAGGCCGCAAACGTCCTCAATGGGTAAAAGATAAGATACGCGCCAGCCACAATCCGAAATCAAATAAAAACCTAACCTATAGGCGCAAACCTATGCCTACATCGCCTTTAGTGCCAAACGGAGCCGGACAATAATGAAGTATTTGTTTTATGCCTTTCTCAGCTTATTTAAGCCCAAACGCGTCTATACGCATGTAGACAAGTCTGAGTCTAAAGTCTACACAGGTGTAGACAACCAACAGACCTACATGGTAACAGCCCTGACTTCTAGTAAAACTTCAACCCATTACCTTCACCAAGGCTCAAACGCCAACAACTAAAGGAAAATATGGAATCTAGAACAAAAGAACGCTCTCTGCGAGAAAGAGCTATAGATGCATGGTATGCCGTTCCACAACGAGAAGTCGTGAAACCTCGCCTGTCTTTCCGCCAGAAACTAACTAAGTTTTTCAACAAACCTTTTTACTTAACTCGCGGACAAAGACAGCCAAAAGACATTGTTATTGAGACCATTCATATTGGTTATAGAAACCATGAAGTACAAAAGACTAAGATCAAGCAAAAAGCCACCTCCTGGTCTGCTTTAGTCAGAAAACAGCATTGGGATGAAGTTAAAGCATCGTTGAAAGCCAAAATCACCCGGTATAAAGCAATCTGGACATTTTACACTTACAATCTCACACACAAGGATAACAAATGAGAGTAACTCAAGTAGCATCGGCCAACGCCGTTCAACCAACCCAGTCATCTGAAGCAGCCCGCACATCACGTGCCAAAGCTGCATTCGTCCAAGCGAGTGCCGCCCCCACAAGTGAGCAGCCTCAGCAACAGCCTCAAAGCCGAAATCAACAACAATCTCCAGTACTTAACCAGAATGCCATCTCGGTCGAAGAGCTGAGCGCAATCCAAACTCCCGGCCAAGTTGACAATACTGAAGACAATCAACAAGATACAGCATCCACTCCAGAGCCCAAGGCTGAAGATCCAGCACTCTCGAGGCAGTTTGCTCAGCTTGCTAGACAAGAAAAAGCACTAAGAGCCAAAGCCCAACAGCAAGAACAGGCTATCCGAGCTCGTGAAGAGGCCATCAAGGCTAAAGAAGAACAGCTGACAGCTAAAGACAATGAGTATCGCCAAGGGTACTACTCAAAAGACCAGATCAAACAAAACTACCTCCAAGTCCTAGTCGATGCCGGAGTGCCTATTGAAGACGCTGTTCAACAATTAGTCTCGACCAGCCAAACACCCCAGGACCCAAGGGTAACGAACACTATAAGCCGTCTAGAGGCTAAAATCAAGGCTCTAGAGGAACAGAATACCACTAACCAGAAGACTGCAGCCGAGCAACAGACAGCAGCCTACCAGGCGGCCGTAAACCAGATCAAGACCGACGCAAAGAAGCTGGTGTATACCGACCCTGCCTTCGAGACTATCAAGGCTACAAACTCGGTTAATGACGTCGTGGAGCTGATTACAGAGACCTACAACAAAGATGGCGTACTTCTGACAGTCGAGGAAGCCGCTGAACAGGTAGAAAACTACCTCATCGACGAAGCAATGAAGCTTACAAACATAGGAAAAATTAAACAGCGAATGGCGAAGGCTGGTGCAACAGCCTCGACAAACGCTCCTGGGAAGACACCCTTGAGCAAAACGCAGCCACAAATGAAAACCTTAACAAATGCTACGAGCTCAACGCGGCAGCTTAGCGCGAGAGATAGAGCGTTACTAGCGTTTAAAGGAGAGCTTAAGTCTTAAAACACCCCTGTGAGTCGTATAACAGCGCAGTAAGAGGGTTGAGAGACATACGATTGTATTCATTTCGACTACAACGTAAAAATATTAATTAAAGGAAAAACAAATGGCAGCAGTTTATGCCAATAGTGCGAATCAAATCGCAGCTTTAAAAGAATTGTATACCGATGACAAGGAATACATGAAAGATTTAGTGTATAAGGAAAATCCATTCCTTGCACTAGTGCCTAAAAACGAGAGTCCTTCTAAGTAACCGTTGGGTCTCTCGGTAATTTTACCTGCGCATAAATGGACGGTTTTGCAGGTAAGTATGGATATCGTACCACTAGCTAGTAATAGCTAGCAGAAAACTGGTCAAAAACGGTGGAGGCTGAAACGCTAATACCGTGCTAATCTCAGATAGTAACGACTTTGAGACAGTGTAACGCGTAGTACTTGAAACTAACTACTTGATATGTTAGAATAAAATAGTACCAAGAGTGACCGGAAACCCAAGAGGTTTATGATGTATGCTGAGCTTAAACAAAAGATATGCCAAGGATGCAATAAAACTAAAGACGAAAAAGAATTTAGTCGCATCTCTAGAGGTAAGAAAACGACACAGCCTTATTGTAAAGAATGTCGTTCTTATAAAGAGTTTGTCAGAGGTTTAAAAAGAAACTATGGCATTATTCCTGAGCAATACAATAAAATGCTCCTATCTCAAGGCAATAGCTGTGCTTGTTGTGGAGAACATGAATCTAATTTCAAACGTAGACTTCATGTAGACCACGACCATACAACTCGGCAGGTAAGAGCCTTATTATGTACTCGATGCAATCCATTAGTAGGATTCGCCAAAGAAGATATAACAAGACTTGAAATGACCGCAACCTATCTAAGAAAGTTTAAGAAGTTAGGATAAAAAGCCTAGCGATAACACACTGATCCCCGTGCCTCTTGAATACGGCACTCCCCAAGGACGTAGCCACACTTTTGCTAATGCCCAGTCTCAACAGACAGCAACAGCACTAGTTAGCTATTTTGTCTTTGTCATCGAAGACTATCAACTCGTGACAATCACTAACCTCCT